GCTGGCAACTATTCTGGGAACTATCCAGTCTACCTATACAAACTTCCCATACTTGCGGAAAGTGTGGCAGCGAAATACCGAAGAAGAACGCTTGCTGGGTGTGTCACTCACAGGGGTGATGGACAATCCACTGATGAACCTAAAGAACGCTGGTCTAGAGGCAACTCTAGAACACCTCAAGGGTGTCGCTGTGGAAACCAACAAAATCTGGGCAGAACGCCTTGGTATTCCTGTCGCGGCTGCTATCACGTGCAATAAGCCATCAGGAACGGTTTCACAGTTGTGTGACTCAGCTAGTGGGATACATGCACGACACAGCCCGTACTACATTCGTCGTGTACGAGGGGACATCAAAGACCCACTAACACAGTTTATGATCGATCAGGGTATCCCAGCGGAACCTGAGGCATTTAAGCCTGATCAGACTATGGTCTTTAGTTTCCCTGTGAAAGCACCTGAGGGTGCTATGGTAACCGAAGACATCTCAGCTATTGACCAGTTGAAGATGTGGTTAGCTTACCAACGTGCTTGGTGTGAGCATAAGCCATCAGTCACAATTAACGTGAAGCAAGACGAATGGTTTGAGGTCGGTGCATTTGTGTACGAACACTTTGACGAGATGTCAGGTGTATCGTTCCTACCGTACAACGAACACACATACCAACAAGCACCGTATGAAGAGATTGGTAAATCTGAATACGACGAACTGTTGTCCTTGATGCCCACAAGCATCGATTGGGCAAAACTCAAAGAATACGAGGCAGAGGATAATACTGCCGGATCACAAACCCTCGCGTGTAGCGGCGGGTCCTGTGAGATCGTAGACTTAACATAAGAAATTAGGGGTCCCTCAGGGGACCTCTTTTTTTCATTAAGGATTTCTATGACAATACCTGATACACCATTTCACAAAAAAATACGGTCAGACTTTAAGATATTTGTCTACTACATCCACCAGCACTTAGGACTACCTGAACCCACACCTGTACAGCTAAACATCGCAGACTACTTGCAGCATGGACCCAAGCGTTCCATCATTCAGGCTTTTCGTGGGGTAGGTAAATCACACCTAACTGCCGGTTATGTTGTGTGGCGGTTGCTTAAAGATGCCGAGCAAAAAATACTGGTGGTGTCTGCATCTAAAGAACGGGCAGACGCATTTTCTACATTCTGTCAGAGACTTATCTGGGAACTTGAAGGTTTAGAATACCTGATCCCACGTACTGAACAACGACAATCAAAGATCAGCTTTGACGTAGGTCCAGCGACAGCCTCGCAGTCCCCTAGCGTTAAATCTGTGGGTATCACATCACAGATCACGGGTAGCCGTGCTGACCTGATCATTGCGGATGACGTTGAGGTCTTGAACAACTCCGGTACGCAACAGATGCGTGACAAATTAGCTGAGACTATCAAGGAGTTCGACGCTGTTCTTAAACCTCTACCTGAATCCCGCGTGGTGTTCTTGGGTACACCGCAGACCGAAGATAGCTTGTACGCTAAGTTACCTGAACGTGGGTACGAATGTCAGATTTGGCCCGCACGTATGCCCGCTAAAGAAGACATGGAAAAGTATGGCGACAGCCTAGCGCAGTTCATTACGGACCTTGGGCTAACCGCTGGTCAACCTACAGACCCACTACGATTCAATGAGAACGACCTGTTAGAGCGTGAGGCATCCTACGGTAAAGCAGGGTTCGCCATGCAGTTCATGCTATCGACCCAGCTATCAGATATGGAGCGTTTCCCACTCAAGGTACGCGATCTGGTGATCATGTCGGTAGACGACGAACAGGGACCTTTGCGGATCACATGGGGACCTCTAGAGGACCGTGCGTTAAACGAACTACCCAACGCAGCTATGCGAGGTGACCGCATGTACCCACCGATGAACGTGGGGGATGTCTTTGCTGACTTCTCAGGCACTGTGATGTCGATTGACCCTAGTGGTCGAGGATCGGACGAAACAGGTTATGCTGTGGTCAAGATGCTCAATGGTTTCCTATTCGTAGTAGCGTGTGGCGGTCTGACCGGCGGCTACGACGACACAACACTTACTGAACTCAGTCACATCGCAAAAAAATACAAGGTTAACCACGTAGTCGTGGAAAGCAACTTTGGTGATGGTATGTTCATCAAATTGCTACAACCTGTATTGGGTAAAATACATCCTGTTCTGATCGAAGAGGTACGTCACAGTAAGCAGAAGGAACGTCGAATTATCGACACCCTAGAACCTGTGATGATGCGACATAAGCTAGTGATGGACCCAAGGGTCATTGAGGAAGACTACAGGACCGCTCAGAAGTACGAGCAAGCTGTTAGGTTCCACAAGATGCTGATCTACCAGATGACACGCATCACAGCCGATAAAGGTTCACTGAGACACGATGACCGCCTAGACGCATTGTCAATGGCAGTCGGTTATTTCGTAGAACAGATGAACAGGGATGAGATCGCCGGTGAGGAAGCCCACAAACAGGACCTACTAGACATGGAACTCAAGAAGTTCATGGATAACCTAGAGAATCCTAATGGGATCAAGAATAGGTCTATCGCACCTGAGCCTGTATCTTGGACATCATTTAGATAGACTCTCAGAGTCCATATAAGAGTCACTGAGTGGGGGTAACGTATCTTCGGGTACATCACCCCCATAAAGTCACTCTGTGGACTCCTGACGCTCCTCTAGAGCCGTTATCCGTTTATTGAGGTCACCAAACACTGATGAGACAATCTGCATACAGAATAGACCGGTAGGTCCGAACTCCTCTAGGATTTCCTCTTGGATTTCCATAGCCTCTTGTTCTTCTTTGTCTGGGACGTTCAGTTCGACCACATTGCTATTAGCAGCGGCCTTTTCTATTGCCCTGCGGCGTTCCTCAGGGGTCATATCACGTACCATTGTATTTCCTTAATGCTTTCCATGAGACAGGGAAGTGTTTCTCCATGTACTCATCGATCTGTATGGCTACCTCGCGGGTCTCCTGTTGCGTGTCAGGTTTACACCGTAGACCACACATGTCAGCGAATGCGTCCAGCGACCCAGACCAATACCACTCAGTCATGTGGTTTAATGGGAGGATCATACGGGCCTGTTCTTCACAAACACCGGTCTTCAACAGATACTGGTATTGCTTGAGAGATTGGATGTTGGCCTGTCGGATAACTTCATCTTGCTGATGACTAACCGTGATAGGACCACCTGAACCTTGCTTTTTGTCACTAGAGGACTCTCGCAGGGTAGGCGTGTAGAACTCAGGGTCTTCATCCACGTAGCGTCTACTGACTTCATTCCAACGTAGGAACTTATGTTTCACAAGTTGCCTAGCGACAAACACAGGGGCCTTAACGTGAAAACTAGCAAAGCAATGACCAAACGGTGAGATATGCTTATGCTTGGCAAGGTACTCAATCAGACGCTGGTCTTTGTGGCGCATAGCGTACTTACCTTTAACAAGATCAATACACTCTAGGTCAGACTTCTTATTGAACGACACACGGGCCGCATTGACCACCGTGAGGTCATCCCCCATGTGGTTCACATACTCAACCTTTATCATTATTTATGAACCTCTCGATTTCTTCCATGTCCTCACAGACAGCCTCTGCAAACTCTTGGTGGTTCTTGACCAACTCATTGTGCCTCTCAGCGATATGCCGGATGGTCGATGAGATTGTATTGAGGGAATAGACAACGTAGGCGACGACGACCAACAGACCGAGGTCTACTACGTGAGTTAACTCTACCATCATCCACGGGTCTCCATAGTCTGCACGTACACCTCTAGGTCCTCATAGCCACCTATAAGATCACCCTCAGGACTGAAGACCTGTGGGACTGTCTTTAGCTTGGACATCTTGAACAACTCTAGGAGCCACGGGTTTACCGTTAGATCGAAGTATTGGTAGTCATGGTACTTATCCATGAGTAGGGACTTAGCCTTGGTACAATAGATACAGTTAGGCTGTCCTATGATTACATATGGTTTCATTGGAATTACTCTGTAAAAAAGGTTCATCTAGAAAAGGTAATAAAACAAGGGGTTTGGAGGGGTGGTTGAATTTATTACCCTGTCTAGAAGAGACCCCCAATGACATACCTATAGGGTATCTTTAGGGTTACTCTAGGGTTACACGATTGGAACACCTTTAGGCAGTAGCGTCCAGTACCTACCCCGACTTAAAATGACAAAAAAATCTGTGAGGTCTTATATATACGTGACCCCTGCCATCCCCCCGTGGCCCCCGCGAAACCGTCTGGATTCACGATACCGCAAGAGGGTGGGTCTAGGGGTGTCTAGGTCACAAGGTGGTGACACAAAACTAAACTAAGTAGTTGAATTTATTGGGGTCGGTTTCCAACACTCAGTTTGACGCTGAATCAAGATAGGTCAGGATTGTTGACGCTATCCGATTCCGATTCAACTTCGATTCATGTTTTTCTTTTCCAGCGTTCGCCTTAATTTTTTTCGAAAGGAACCCACGCGAAACCCACACGACCACCACGCGGAAACACACAGTATATATAGGGGCCTACACAGACCCCCATATTTTTTTTCGAAATTGTGCATTTTTTTGTTGCGATATTATTTCAGTTATGCAACGGTTCCTGTAACGCAACTATCCAATATGAGGAATACACACTATGATCTTCACAACTTACAAAACCGAACGCTTTTACAATGGCGAACAAGAATTGAATATTATGGTCCGCAACAATCTTTCGCAGGATGATTTCAACCTTGAACATGATATTACGTTTTATGATGCATCACGCGGCATGGTCGGTTGTTTCAATTTTCGTGACGTTGAAGATAGAGACGATTTCCACGATTTTTTCAGAACACCCGAACAAATAGGACGCTATGTTTTAGCGTTATATGATCGCGGTGAATATGAAATGGGCAACCAAGGTCACGTTGATCAAATGCGCAACTATGCACCGCTATACTCTTTTGTAGGGTGATCATTCACTCTTTCTTACTAACACTTACGATACAGGAACACTTACTATGTCTAATAACGGAATTATCTATCGCGGTCCCTCATTGATCGATGGGAAACCTATCGTCGTCGTTGCGACCTACTCAAACCGCAATCGCAAGACAGGGACAATGGTCCAAACTTATATCTTGGTTGACGGTATGAAACCAACGGACGCAAGCAAGTGTGGGGCTGATTTCTCTATCTGTGGTAACTGCCCGCACCGTGGGGTTGCTACCGACGACCCCACCAAGAAACAGGCCGTTAAACGCTCTTGCTATGTGGTGTTGGGGCAGGGTCCGACAATCATCCACAAGTCAGTGGAACGTGGTGTCTATCCTACCGTAGAGGGTCACCAAGCTATCGCTGCAATCGGTAGGGGTCGCATGGTACGCCTTGGGACCTATGGGGACCCCGCCGCTGTCCCTAGCTATATTTGGGAAAGTCTAATCAGTGAAGCTATAGGTCACACCGCTTACAGTCACCAAGCCGATTGCGCTACCGCCGACACACGTCCCGATATGTATATGACAAGCGCGGATAACGCCGACCAAGCCCATGCTGCATGGTCACGCGGTGAACGCACATTCAGAGTTGTGTCGTCACGTGATGACCTTGTGAAAGGTAAAGAGATATTATGTCCAGCCAGTAAAGAGGCGGGTCAACGGGTCTCTTGTGTCGATTGCAAGCTATGCGTGGGGTCGTCTATTGCCGCTAAATCTATCGCTATCGTCGCGCATGGCGCGGGTGCATCACACTTTGCCGCATAACACTTACTATAGAGGAACTAAACCTATGTGGGACTTTATCACCGACCTAATCGGCGCGTTGTCGCTATTTGCAATGTTATACGGGGGGTTATGGCTATTGCCCCTCATAGAAACCCTAATCCAATGAAAGGAAACACAATGTCAGATCAAACTTGGCCTATCATATGGGATGATCAAATGATCATTGATTTTTTCAACGATCACCCAAACCACTCAAACATTATCCACACAATTTGCGCGTTGTCTGGACGTTCTAAAGCGGATGTTAAGCGCGTTTTAATGGGGGAAAAGTAATGAAAACATTCACAGTCATACGAACCTATATGGCAAGCGATGCCTATAGGGTGCAAGCCGAGACACCAGAACAAGCTAAACAATTAGTCTTAGCGGATAAAGGGACACACGTCCGATATGAACACGACGACCACGACACCAGCGTTGAAGTATATGAGGGGGAATAACATGCCAACCTATGACATCACACTTGATCAATGGATCACACCACCGGACACCACCGAGACCGACACACTAGACGATTGTCCCGAACCCTCAAACGTCCCAATGATCGAACTATATTTGCAAGAGGTATATCAAAATGAGCAACAATAACGACCCACGCATCACGCAAATTGATGACTTCATCAACCAACAAAAAGCCGATCTAGACCATTTAGAATTTGATGACCCCGAATTTGACGTGGTGTCTGATCGGATCATTGAGGCCTATAGATTGCTTGCAATGGGGGAATCTCATGTTGTTCATTTCTGATACAGTCATACCCTTTCTTGCCGCCGACCCTTGGGCGACCCTTCTATCCTTAATAGTTTTTGCGTGGATTTGCGAAGAACTAATTAGGAACACGTAAACCCTTGGGGGCTAACGATAAAAGTCGTCAAGTGCTTTTATTTTATGTTGCAGCCCTTGGCGTACCCTTCTGAAATCTGGTAATCTTTTCCCAGAATTTCCAACGATAACGAGGTTCAAAATGATAGCAGAAACCCTTTTTCACATTCTTCTCAGTAACGTAGAACGAAAAGAGAACATACAATACATAGAAGAATCAGGTTTACCCTCTAATTGGTCAGGCAAAGATCAATGGGTGGATGTGAAAATACATGACGGTCAACAGTGGAGGGACACCCTGTACATGTTTATGGAGGCTGTAGAACAAGAGAATAATAATGAATTAGATAAGTATATAACTAAACTATTCATTCTTAATCTTGCGTTTTAGTGCCTCACAACGTAGGGTAACATTAACCCTAGAGGAACCGAACAAATGAAAATGAACCGTAAAAACATTAGAAAACTGATAGCTGCCCTTGAGGAATTTAAGAAGATCGACCCTACCATGTCGTTGCCATCGATGCTGACCATGCTCTACTACCATGACGTAGAGAATAACAGTGGCAACCGCTCTATAGTGGAAGAACGATTAAATATGTCAGGGGCAACCGCGTCACGTGCGACCCTTTACTGGTGTGAATACAAGACACCACGTGAGAGAGGTCAGAACATGTTAGAGATGGTTCAAGACCCTATGAATCGCCGCGCCAATATTGTGCAATACAATAGAAAAGGCATGGAGTTCATGGAGAAACTTAGCGAGGTATTAGAATGAGCGTTGTACAACGTGGATCAAAATTTCAGGCACGTGTGAAGGAACCTAACGGTGGTAAGTACCACCGCGTATCTTTCGACACCCGAGAGCAAGCAATATTCTGGGAGCGGAAAGCGCGTGAAGCCATCCGCAAGGGTTTACCTGTCCCCAATTCTTCCGACTCAGAGACAGTTACCATACGGTCTCTAGCACAGAGATACTCGCGCCATCTATGGCCCAATCAACGTGAAAAGATGATTGACTATGACCTACGTGTAGCTGATCGGCTCCTCCCTTCCGACCCGCTAAAACTTACGTCACGGGATGTCGAACTGTACGTTGAGAAAAGGCGCATGGAAGGTGCGAGTGACACCACGATCAGAGTGAACCTGACGCGAATCAAAAAGCTACTCAAACACAGTCATAAGATGGGTGACATCCACTTGTCTGATGACATCCAGTGGCCCACATTCAAAGCAGCAAACAACCGCATCCGCTACCTGACTCCCGAGGAAGAGGAACTATTATTGAATGCTATGGAGATTGACGACTACCGCTTCCTCACCATGTTCATGATTGATACGGGGTGTCGCCCTTCCGAGGTCCAAGAGACCGCCGCCGTAGTTGCCAAGCCGTTTGAATGGCGTGACGTATCCAAGAGCAAGGACGGACGTACCCTTGTGACGTTCTGGAAAACCAAGACCGACACACCGCGTACCGTACCGCTCACTGAGAGGGCCGCACAGGCCCTTGAGTGGTCACGTGAAGAGGGTCACAGCCGACCCTTCGCGGTTGGCCTGTACAGGCACTACAAAGACTACGTGATCAAAAAGGCCACGCAGTTAGGTATGCACGATGTTGTCGTGTACACCTTCAGACACACATGCGCGTCACGTTTAGTGCAGCGTGGCGCAGACATCATGCGTGTCAAACAATGGATGGGACATAGTAATATTGAGACAACTCTAGGCTATGCCCACCTAGCACCTGAAGACATCTATACTTTGTCTGATTTGCTGTGACACAGGTGTGACACGGTGACATGTCAACGCGCAAAAAAAATGGGTAAGCCTTTGATAACAAAGGAACTTACCCGCGTGACGCATGTCACAGTCCAACAGGGAGTTGGAAATAATTTAGTTAAGTTGGACTAACACTTACTCTAGCGAGAGTAGATAAGCCCATATTTTCCTTTGTTTTCAATAGTTACGCTACAGTAACAGTACCTGTTTAGCTGTGTCACATCACTTACCCTTTCTAACCCTTACTAGACTTCCCAATGGAGACCTATCTATGTACACAAGAGAACTCATAGAACAACAACACATGCTCGAAGAGGAAATGCGTGGCGCAGCGTCAACGCGATTCCACAACAGACACAACAAGGCCATCGAAAAGAAATTCTTTGGCGAGAGTGCAGCGGGTATGACAATCCTCAAGCAAATCATCCAGCCATTCTCAGAGGCAATCACAGCGTGGACCGAAGAGGCCCTTGCGGGTACATCTGGTCGCCGTTCAACAGCGGCCCTTCTTGTGCAAGAGTTCGATGACACTGACGCTATGGCATACATCTTTGCCAAGTCGGTGATCAACGCCGTGCCTATGCTACAGAACAAACAAGGGACTGCCTCACGCACTGGCGTGGTCCTGACATCAACTAATGCGATCCACGATGAACTGCGTCTGCGTTGGTTCAACAAAAACCATAACCTAATCTTTAGACGCATCATGAAAGATTGCGACACACGTAACCTAGTGCGACAGCGCAGAAAGGAACTGTACAAGAAAGAGTTCACACGTAGACAAATCGAATGGGTAGCCGACAACTGGCATACCAAGAACCGCGTACACTTGGGCATGAGATTGCTAGAGATATTTAAGGATGTCACAGGCATGATCAAGTTCTCTGAGGTACGCATGAGCAATGGCAAACGCCGAGCAATCGTCGAGGCAACACCCGAGATGATCGCAATGCTCAAGGACCGCTTGGAAAGATGCGAACACATGTTCCCAATCTATTATCCAATGGTGGTCAAACCTAACCCGTGGACAAACGACATGTTGGTCGGGTCATCTTATCTCACAAACAACGTGCAGCCGTACAAGCTAATCAAACGAGCCAAGATGAATTACCTACGCGAGTTGGAGAACACTGACATCTCAGTCACGCTCAACGCGGTCAATGCATTGCAAGAGACACCGTGGAGAGTTAACCATGAAATGCTAGATGCATTGCGTTGGGTGTACGAGAACAGCCTACAGGTGGACAAGCTACCACCGGCTGATGATCTACCCTTACCGCCGATGCCTCCGAAGATCGATGACGAGAAGGTGCGTAAACAGAACGCAGCCGCTTGCGCTCACGTACACAATCAGAACAGAAAGTTTGTGTCGAAGCGACTAGCACTGCTACAGGTCATGCAGCTTGCGGATAAGTTCAAACACTTTGAAGAACTGTTCTTTCCTCATGACCTCTGTTCACGTGGTCGGGCGTACCCGAAACCTCACTATCTGAATCCACAGGGACCCGCGTATGTGCGCAGCCTCTTGGAGTTCTCTGAGGGTAAACCTATCGAAACCGAGGAACAGGTGGAGTACATCGCAATCGTCGGGGCAAACGCATGGGGTCACGACAAGCTGCCCATGAAGGAACGCATTCAGTGGGTTTGGGACAACGAGGACATGTTTGTGCAGATCGCGGATAACTGGAAAGAGGATCGTCGTTGGTTCGATGCCGATTCACCTTTTGAGTTCTTGCGTTTCTGTCTGGAATGGCGGGGCCTCAACGACACAGGTGTTGGCTATTACAGTCACATGCCAATCAACTTTGACGCAACCTGTTCAGGCTTGCAGCACTTCTCTGCGCTTCTCAAGGACCGCACAGGGGGGTTCAACGTAAACCTGACAGATTGTGATGAACGCCAAGACATCTACGGTGCTGTCGCCAAGAAAGCTAAAGCATCCATTGAGGCTGACCTGAATGGTGAAAAGGCTGTACTTGCGAGGGCCGCACTGGAACTCAAGGTGGACCGCAAGTTGTGTAAGCGTCCTGTGATGATCGTACCCTACTCGGGGACGTTCAAGGCATGTATGCGGTATGTCCAAGAGCATTACGATGAAATGCGTGATGCAGGGGTCAAGATGCCGCTACGTGACGATGACACTGCATACAGGCTTGTACCCTACGTTGCCCGTAAGGTGTGGGATAGTATCTCTGAAACTGTCGTAGCTGCACGTGAGGCTATGGATTGGATCACAAAGATCGCGCGGTTGGTTACAAAGAACGAAAACCCACTACCGTTTATGTGGTCAACGCCGACAGGGTTTGTTGTGCAGCAATCCAAGTACCGCATGGATCGACATCAGGTACGGACGATGATCGATGGGCGTTTGTTGAAGGTAGAGTTTTTAACGGACTCAAAAATACTGGACGCAAACAAGAACGCTCAATCACTGAGTCCAAATTTCATTCACTCAATGGACGCAGCCCATTTGCAGATTACGATCAACAAGGCCCTACAGCGGGGTCGGGATATGTCATTCTGTATGATACATGACTCGTTTGGAGTTCATGCGGCAGACATGGATGTGTTCTTGAATGAATGCATCAAGCCTAGCTTCTACGAAATGTACAAGGACGGGAACGTGTTGCAAAAGTTCTTGGACGAGGTGTTCACGCTCATACCTGAGAAACACCGAGACAAGATACCACCGCTACCACAAACCGGCGACTTGGATATTTCTGAGGTCCTTCGTAGTGAGTTCTTTTTTAGCTAATACTTACGTTAGCGTAACAGTTACGGGATTAATAACCCTTACTAGAAAATCGCGGAGGTTCTCATGGTCCACATATACAACAAAGGTGGCAAATACACTGTGGTGGTGAGCGGTATCGTTATCGGTCACAACCTAACCAAAGCAGAGGCAATGCGCAGGGTCGAGGCTTACGATCTTGACTGATCTCCACATGACCATGCGCACCTATGAACTGGATGATGGGGAGTCACTTCCCCTCACAGTCATCGTGGATTCCGAAGGGTTCCACATCACCCAAACAGACAACATGGGGCTAGAGGATCACATAAGTTTATCGTGGTCCCACCTCATGGGTCTGTTTGAATTAACCGAAAAAATGGAAAGTTTATTTCATGTCAGACACTAGAATTTCACTACCGTTGGGTCGTGCAATTTACCCGTCATTGAAACGTGCAGACACAAAGTTTCATGAGTTGGGTATCTACAAATGCAATGTCAGTGTTCCTCTCAAGGAAGCGGCAAGCACGATGGAGAAACTCACACAGATTCACAAGCAGCACACAGGCAAGGTCCCATCCAAGTCTGATAACAGCATGTGGAAAATGGAGATTGATGAAGAGACAGGCGAAGAGACAGGCAACGTCATCTTCAAATGCAGCGTCAAGAACGTACAACGTAAGAACGGAGAGATGTGGGATCGTCGCCCGAAGCAATTTGATGCGAAGATGAAACCTGTCGATCTAGACCCCTCAGGCGGTACGGAACTTTATGTATCCGCATCGATCTACGAGTGGGTCGCAGGGGGAAAGAAGGGTGTAAGCCTACAACCCCTAGCAGTTCAAATCATCAATCTTGTTGAGCGTGGCGGCGGTGCAGATGCAGCCGCTTTCGGCTTTGGCAAACACGATGGTTTCGAAAGCACCGACGATAACGATAACTATAAGTTTGGTGAGGATAATGGCACAACCGAAGAAGAAGAGTTCGAAGACTTCTAAGAAAGCGGTTGGTCTAAAATATGGGTTTCGTTCTGGCCTAGAAGAACGCATCTCGAAAGAGTTGGAACGCACTGGATGCTGCTTCACGTATGAGGAAGAGGTTATCCAGTACGTCAAACCAGCTAGGCAGAGTAAGTACACCCCTGATTTCATCATTGTTAAACGTCCTGACGGTTCAGACAAAAAGCGACCTTTGGTAATTGAATCCAAGGGTCGTTTCCTTACGGCTGACCGACAGAAACATCTATTGATTAAAGACCAACACCCAGAGATAGACATTCGGTTCGTGTTCTCGAACTCACGCCAGAAGATCAGCAAGCAATCAAAGACCACATACGCAATGTGGTGCGAGAAACATGGTTTCAAATACGCTGATGGTTCTGTGCCTGACGAGTGGCTACGGGAATGAACTATGTACAACAACAACAAGAAGCGTGTCCAAACGCTCTACATGATCATCGATCATACAGGTACAACACCTAATATTGAGATCGATGCTCAAAACTTGGACAACCGAGATCGCAGCAAAGGTTATTTCGGTTGTCGCTATCATTACGTGATTACCCGCGAGGGTGTTTGTCAGACAGGCAGAACACTTGATCGCGTGTCACCACTCACTGGTGTCTACGACTACCATGCAATCACAGTGTGTTTGGTAGGCGGTAAGAACATCGAAGGTGAACCCGAAGACAACTTTACCGAGGAACAAAAAGAAGCACTCAAAGAATTAATTACCCTGTCTAGAAAATTGCATCCCGACCTAGAGGTCTTGGGGCGCAAAGAAGTACGCCGACAACGGACCACCGGTCCAGCGTTAGACCTTACACCTTTCAGATAGGAGATGCCTATGAATACTCAGGAAGAGAGTACACTAATTGCACACGGCCCTTGCGATAACTGCGGGTCCTCTGATGCAAACGCTGAGTATTCTGATGGTCACTATTTCTGTTTCTCATGTGAGACACACACGCCCAGCGCGGGTGGTGAACGCACATACAAGAAGCTAAGTCCTGAACTACTCCCAATCGGGACTTACAACTCACTTGCAAAACGCAAGATACACGAAACTACGTGTAAGAAATTTGGTTACACCACATCAACATACAAAGGACAGACCGTCCAACTGGCAAACTACAAACGCAACGGACAGATCGTTGCACAGAAAGTACGTTTCCCGACAAAAGATTTCTTGATGATGGGTAACGCAAAAGAGTGTGGGCTGTTTGGTCAACACTTGTGGCGTGAAGGTGGTAAGACTTTGTGTATTACAGAGGGCGAGATCGATTGCCTCACTGTGGCACAGGCCATCTCACACAAACTTATGTACCCTGTGGTATCAATTCCACAAGGTGCCGCCGGTGCTGCTAGGGCAGTCAAGCGCGAACTAGAATTTGTCTCGTCATTCAAAAAAGTAATCATTATGATGGACAATGATGAAGCGGGTCGGAAAGCTGCAATAGAAATTGCTATGCTTCTTAAACCTAACCAAGCGTTTATCGCTGAGTTACCCGCGAAGGACCCATCAGAACTTATGATGGCTGGTAGAGGTGCAGATATTGTCACCGCTTACTACGAGGCCAAACCATATCGACCTGATGGGATCATACAAGGTGCAGACATCTGGGAAGACATCATCACTGATGACAACACAGAGAGTGTGCCGTGGCCTTTTGATGGCCTCAATAGACTGACACATGGATTACGCAAAGGTGAACTGATAACTCTGACCGCTGGGTCAGGGGTAGGGAAGTCACAGGTGTGTCGGGAGATTGCTTATCATCTTATCCAACAAGGCGAGACTATCGGCTATGTTGCCCTCGAAGAGAACGTCAAGCGTACTGCGCTTGGTCTCATGGGATTGGCAATCGATAAACCTTTACACATTTCTAAGGAAGGAGTGTCAAATGCTGATCTCAAGTCTGCTTTCGATGACACCGTTGGTTCTGGTCGTGTTTACCTCTACGATCATTTCGGCTCTATGCTTGCGACCAATCTTCTCGACAAAATCAGATACCTTGCCAAAGGCTGTGATGTTGGGTGGGTTGTCCTCGATCATCTCAGTATTGTTGTTTCAGGCATTGATGATGGCGACGAGCGGAAGACTATCGATGTTTTGATGACCCAATTACGTTCTCTTGTGGAGGAGACAGGTATAGGACTTATACTTGTGTCACACTTGCGGAGACCGGAAGGTAACCGTGGGTGGGAGGAAGGTCTAAATACATCATTGAACGCTCTCAGAGGTTCAGCCAGTATCGCCCAACTCTCAGACTCCGTAATTGGTCTAGAAAGAAACCAACAAGACGAAGAGGCTGCTAACCAAGTCACCGTGCGTGTTCTTAAGAACAGGTTCAGCGGTGAAACAGGTGTAGCAACCACATTGTTCTTCGATAAGAACACAGGTCGCTTGTCTGAACATGAGTTCGATAACGATGAATTTACCGACTACTGACGAAATCTTTGAGTTGGCTGAGACCTACGCTGTCTTAGCCGCTCAAGAACCAGACGTATACACAGATGTATATACGCACTGGAACACCCAAGCCCAGAAACTTGAACATAAAGGATGGAAGACCATGAAAGGTAAGACACAACACGACAAGATCATGCAGCACTTGAAGAAAGCGGGATCGATCACCGTGCGTGAAGCTATGGTGGAATACTCTATTCAATCACTGACCAAGCGTATCCAAGAGTTACGCGAGATGGGCCACGACATCGTGTCCAAGGTCAAGTTCCATCCTGTCACGGGACAGAAATACACACGTTATTCTCTAAATTAATCTGGGGGCCGCTATGAGCATCTATGTAGGCGACATCGAAGCTGATGGTTTGTTGGATACAATAACCAAAGTTCACTGCCTTGTGCTGCAAGACGTAGACACAAAGCAAGTATTCTCATACGGCCCTAACGAAATCCAAGAAGGGCTGGACCGCATGATGGCGGCAGAGAAGTTGATCTTCCACAATGGTATCAACTACGATTTCCCAGCACTTGAAAAAGTTTACCCTGACTTTCGCTATGATCGTAACAGGGTAATCGACACCCTAGTTTGTACTCGACTTATCTGGACCAACTTAAGTGACACAGATGGTAGCAGAATAGCAGCGGGAAAGCTCGAACCTAAACTTAGAGGTTCGCACTCGTTAGCCGCGTGGGGCAAACGTCTGGGGGTCTTGAAGGGCGACTTCGGACAAACAACAGATTGGGCCGAGTGGACGCCTGAGATGCAGAAGTATTGCGAACAGGATGTAGCTGTCACTCTAAAACTGTGGGCAACTATCTCAGCAAAGAAGTATGCGCCTACTGCGATTGATCTCGAACATAAAGTTGCGTGGATCATTGCAGAGCAACAACGTCATGGGTTCCTTTTTGACGTAGCTAAGGCAGAGAAACTTTTGATGCACCTTCAAGAAGAACGTGCAAAGATTGAGGCTGACCTACAAACTATATTCGACCCGTGGTACTCTGCTGTCGAAGTTAAGACACCAAAGAAGACTATCAACTACAAGAAGGTTGATCGTCCTAGCGTCACCGCTGGATGTCCTTATACAGTCATCAAGCTAAACGTGTTCAACCCCAACAGCCGTATGCATATTGCTGATCGATTGATCAAAAAGTATGGCTGGAAACCAAAAGAGTTCACGCCTGATGGTAGAGCCAAGGTAGACGAGAGTGTCCTTGAATCACTACCGTATCCAGAGGCGCAAGCTATCGCCAAGTCATTAATGATACAGAAACGTATCGGACAGCTAGGTGAAGGTAAGAACGCATGGTTGAACCTTGTAGCTGATGACAGCCGTATCCACGGTTCAGTCAATACCAACGGGGCTGTTACAGGGCGCATGACGCACAACTACCCAAACGTGGCCCAGACACCTTCAGTGGGTAAACCATACGGAAAAGAGTGTCGTGAATTGTTCAAAGTACCAAAAGGTAAAAAGCTAGTTGGTGTGGACGTTTCAGGACTCGAATTGCGTATGCTTGGTTCATTCCTTCATAGGTTTGACGACGGAGCGTATGGCTACGAGGTTGTTAACGGTGACATCCATACCGTGAACATGAAAGCTGCCGGTCTCCCTGATCGCCCTGCGGCGAAGCGGTTCATTTATGGATTCTTGTACGGGGCAGGGGCTGCAAAGATCGGTGAGATCGTTGGTAAAGGTCCCAAAGAGGGTCAGAAGCTAAAGAACAAGTTTCTAGACCAGACCCCAGCGTTAGCCAAGCTAATCCAAGCGGTAACCAAAGCGAGTAAGCGGGGATACCTCAAAGGCTTGGATGGTAGAAAGGTACACATACGCAGTTCTCATGCTGCGTTGAATACACTTCTGCAAGGGGCCGGTGCGCTAGTATGTAAACAGTGGGCAGTCGAGATGGATAAGGCTTTGGTCGAACACAATCTCAAACATAAGTGTCAGGTTGTGGCGAACATCCATGACGAACATCAATACGAGTGTGACGAAGATATAGCAGAACTGGTCGGTGAACTAAGTATTCAGTCGATCAAGAAAGCGGGTCAACACTTTAACATAAAGGTAGAGTTAGATGGCGAGGCAAAAATCGGCAACAACTGGTACGAAACCCACTAGGAAACCTAAAGAGAAACCTAAGGTGTGTTCGACTTGTGTTTTTTACAAAGAACAAGGTGGTGAAAGATTTAAGAATTGTTTCTGTCGGCGTTACCCAAAGACAGAAATAGTATCACCTGATTATTGGTGTGGAGAATATAAAGATGCCTAGACAAGTATTGATCGATGCTGACATCACGCTCTACCAGATAGCATCATCCAATGAGATACCCACGCGGTTCGATAATGGCCTGTGGGTACTCTGGGCAGACGAGGCGAAGTGTAAACAAGATTTCGATGAAGCGTTGCAAAGCATCGTGGAGAGAACACGTTCAGATGATTATCTGTTATGCCTCACATCCCCCAACAACTTCCGCAAGGACATCCTACCGTCCTACAAGGGTAACCGCAAAGAAACACGTAAACCTATGATGCTGCCGTTCCTACGTCAGTACATCATTGAGAATTACAAGTATGACATGCGAGATGGCCTTGAAGGTGATGACCTGTTAGGTATCTACGGCACTGACCCGAATAGCACTGTTGAGCGTATTATTTATAGTGCTGATAAGGATGTTAAAACGCTACCAGCAAAACTGTGGAACGATGATTTCGTCTTGGTCAATGATAACCCGTTAGAGGAAGCTAACCGTAACTGGTTTATGCAGACACTGACAGGTGACACCACAGATGGCTACAAGGGTCTCGTAGGTTGTGGGCCAGTGGCTGCGTCCAAAATCTTAGACAAGGATTGTAGCTGGGAAGCTGTTGTTGCTGCTTATGAAAAGAAAGGTCTCACGGCTGATGATGCACTTCAACAAGCACAAGTAGCGCGTATCTTGCGGTACGAAGATTACGATTTAGAAACTGATACGTTAAAGGTATGGAAACCATGAATGAGTTTGATGTTGTAGAGACTACTGACGATGACATCGTAAAACGACCCTCACATTACACACGGTTCAAGATAGAACCCGTGACGTTTATCATGCGTAACGACCTACCGTTTCACGTAGGTAATATCGTGAAATATGCACTCCGCGCCGGTCACAAACTCTACCCACAACAAGACGAGGTAGAGAGTGAAATCACTGACCTACGAAAAGTTATGCGTTATGCGGAAATGCGGATCAATCTTCTAGAAGGTGAGATGGAATTATAAAGGTGCGTAAGAAAACCTATAAAGAAAAAGTACGAGAGGCATCAGACAACCGACAGGTGCAGCCTCTTGTACCTAAGAACCCAGCGCAAAAGAACTACATGGAGTGTATCTATAGGTTCCCACAAGTGTTCGTTACAGGACCGGCTGGTACAGGGAAAACATATATTGCTGCGTCTATCGCCGCTGACATGTTCAACCGTAAACAGATTAGCAAAATTATCCTAACGAGACCCAACATCCCTGCGGGTAAATCGTTAGGCTTTTTTGCAGGGACCATTGAAGAAAAGATAGCACCTTGGGTTGTCCCTTTGACAGAGGTGTTGGAACATCGATTAGGCAAGAGCCGGTATGAGATTGCATTAAAACGTAAGGATATTGAGATCGTGCCTTTCGAAGTGATGCGTGGTCGATCCTTCAACAATGCGTTTGTCATACTCGACGAGGGGCAAAACCTGACACCTCATGAAATGAAAATGTTTCTCACTCGGATAGGTGAAGACACAAAAGTTATTGTGAATGGTGATCTACTTCAACACGACCTCAAGGCAGAGTCAGGGTTATCCATAGCTATCGACTTGATATTTAAGCATAATATCGAAGCGGCGGTGTGTCATTTCAATCATGATGACGTAGTACGTTCAGGTATTTGTGCGCAATGGACCCGCGCTTGGGGATAATTGTAACCGTTACTAGACCTAGAGAGGAAATTCTATGTCTCAAATCCCTGTTATTGAACAAAGTTTGATCGATTATCTAGATCGTATGTACCCAGATGTCTCCCCTGAATTAGTCATGAGTGAACGAGAGATATTCTTCAGGCGTGGTGCAGTAGATGTAATCCGTACACTCAAACGGATACACGAAGAACAAAACGAGACATTCGAGGGATTTAGAGATGATTAGAGAAACCCCGCTTGGCAATCTGTCTCAAATGATAAGTGTAGACGCGATTGATAACCGTTGGTCTGACATTTCAAAACTCTTAGCGTGTCTCGAAGATGACCGCGTAAATATAGATAATATATACGATAAAATTGTTGATGGTGATTGGCATCTGTGGGTCGCATTTAACGACGACAAGACAATCTATTCAGTCGCTATAACGTGTTTCGTTTATTATCCGTTAGTCACTAATGTTCGTGTCGTGTTTCTCGCGGGGGAACATGAGGATTGGGCTGACATCATACGCATCTTTGAGGAGTTCGCTAAAATTAATGATTGCCACGAAGTAGAAATCAAAGGCCGTAAAGGTTGGGAACGAGTTTTACGTGATCGTGGTTATGAACTCAAAAGCGTAACCCTTATGAAACGGATAAAATAAATGTTTCTAGACTTTCTAAAACCTAAAATGGTTTGGGATTCATCAGGCGGCGGCTCCGGTGGCGG